AAACATTCCCGACAAATTTTGTAGTTATGAATACTACTAATGATGAATTTATTCGTGTATCAGTGATACCTAGTGGAAAACCTATAAATAGATACTCATTAGCAGGCATTCTCATAATTGATATTTTCATAGCTGCAGGCTCTGGCACAAGACGTGCTATGGTGATAGCAGATGTCTTAGATAAATACTTAGTAAACAAATCTAAGACTACAGGTTCTGGCGTTACACAATTTGGTATAAGCAGTCTTACGCATGTAGGCCCTGATAAAGCTTTACCAGTTATTCACAAAAGTACCTACACAATTACTTTCAACTTCTTCGGAAGTTCTACTTAAATTTAAAGGAATTAAAAAATGGCACATATTTCTTCTCTTGGCGCTGCAATGTTCACAGATTTGTCTGTGAGTGCTTTACCAAAAACTAACGCACAACTTGCAGCTATTGTTGATGGCGCAGTTTCACATTTTGGCACAGAAGCTGCGCCTAATGATGTTGCTACAGCTGCTGCCGGTCAATTTATTCGCATTTCGCACATCAAAGAATTTCCAGCTATTGGTACACCAGCTAACGTCGTTAAAGTGCCTGAATATGGTGCTAAAACTTCTAAACAAATTCAAGGTCAAGCAGACTCTCCTACAATGGAAATCACCTTGAACTATATTCCAGGCTTATGGGCTGACTCAACTTTATCTATTGAAGGCACTGCTGCTGGTACCTTTGCTAAATCAAATATTAAAATTAATGACGGTAATGTTTATCTATTCAGATTCTCTTTATTAGCATTAGAACCAGAAGGTTACTTAGCAGTTGCTAATGGTGCCGGTGATGAAAACTCTATTGGTTCAGTAGGTAACTCTTCTTATTACTTCTTAGGTAAATTTGAAGCGTTAGAAGTAACTCCAAGTTTGACCGATGCATTGTCTGCTAAATTGACAATCACAGTACAATCTGATATTCGCGGTGCATACACTGTAGGCAACGTGTAAGCGATATTAATTATGTAAGGGAGTTAACGCTCCCTTACTTTATATAACATTAGGAATAAAAATGGCTCAAGATAAACCATTCAGCTTAGAGTATGTTGTTGGCATTACTGTTAAACATATGCTCAAAAGCATCGATATTAGTATTAATAAAACATTCGAAAGAACAAAAGATGATTCGTTATCTCCAGATAAGAAAACTGAAGCTTTCGAAACACTTTCAATTTTACATCAAATGCGAGCACAACTAGATGAACGCAAAATTAATCAAGGTAAATAACATGTCAGACGTAAAAGGTATTAAAGCACTAGTCGGTCAACGTATGACCAAAACCGTTAAGTTTTTAGGGTCTGATGTTAAGATTTCTAAACTATCTGTCAATGAAGTTTTAGAAATTCAAGCTAAAGCTAAAGACATTGAAAAAGATGACACAGCGGGTTTAGAACTCTTAAAAACTGTTATCCGTTCAGCTGTTGAAGGCGGTGCAGAATTAGATGATGAAGAATTCAATAACTTCCCAATGGATGAGTTATCTAAATTATCTAATGAAATTATGAAATACTCAGGCATCGGACAAGAAGCGGGAAAGTAAAGCTTGATGATGAAGAATTGGCAATTTTCGAAATAGCATATCATCTCAAATTACCTCTTTATGAATTATATGAAAAGATGACTTATGAAGAGTTATTAGGTTGGTTTAATTATTTTGAAAGACGTCCTGTTGACTGGCGCGATGATGATCGTACAGTTAAGCTACTACAAGTACAGGGAGCTGATGGGAAACCATGGCAATACTTCACTTCATTAGACGCAATCTACAATTACAAAGCTGATAAAGAAGCTACATTTAATGTTAATTCATTTAAGCGGTCTGGATTCTTCCAGAAATTAGCATCCGCAGGTGGCGGAGAAAATATTTTTGGAGGTAGTGATGGCGCTTAAATTTAATATGAATATAGATGCTTTAGTAAAAAGCAAGATTGAAAAAGAAAAAATTGCAGAGACTAACAAGTTAGTTGAGGCATTAAAAGAAGCTACTCCTGTAGATACAGGAAGAGCGCGTGATGGCTGGAAAGTAGTAGATGGCAATATAACTAATGATGTTCCTTATATAGACGAATTAAATGGTGGCTCAAGTAAGCAAGCACCTCAATATTTTATTGAAAGAACATTATTATCTCATATTGGTATAGAAGCTAATGGCGTAATCGTCACACCATCTGAATAATAATTCTCCCCTCATTTTTGAGGGGATTTTTTTATAGGAACTTACAATGTCAGGGATCATAATTGATGTCGAAACCAGGATAGATAAGGCGCAGAAAGATTTACATGCCTTAAATAGTACTGTTTCCGGTGTCGCAAGTAGTGTTAACGGACTTGTAGATAATTTTAAAAGAGCAACAATGGCCATCGGTGGTATGGCAGCTGCAGGTGGTTCATTAGCTTTCATTGCACATTTGTCTACAGGCTTTACAGAAATAGAAAATAAAATAGCACTAGTGGTTGGTCGCACTAATGAGCTATCAATCGCACAAGCGAAATTACAAAATATTGCAGATTCTACACGTACATCGTTAGAAGATTCAGCTAATATCTTCTCAGCATTAGGGCGTTCAGTGAGCGGCATGTCAGTGTCTCAAAACGCGATGATGCAGGCTACCAAGACAATCCAGCAATCTATGGCCATATCAGGTGCATCGGCAGAGTCTGCTCGTGCCGCTATCGTGCAACTTGGGCAAGGCTTGGCATCTGGCACGCTACGCGGTGAAGAACTCAACTCAGTTCTGGAACAAGCACCGCGTATTGCAAAGGCAATTGCTGACGATTTAAAGGTTGGTACAGGTGAATTAAGAAATATTGCAGCTGCAGGTAAGCTTACATCTACAACTGTTTTTAATGCAATCTTAAACCAATCTAAATCAATTAATGCTGAATTCGGTAAAATGAAACCAACGCTAAATCAAGGCGGATTAGCTTTAAAAGAAGCTATGAAATCCTATTTACATGATCTAGATAAAGGTTCAGGATTTTCTGACGCAATGGCATCTCAAATGATGAATATATCTGCTAAATTAAGATTAGCAGGTGTTGACGCATTTACTGTTGGTATGAAGTTAGCAGATGGTTTTAATAAAGCCAAAAATATGTTAGCTCCTTTTGTTACAGCAATCATTAGTGTTGTTAAAGCATTAACTAAAGAGATTGTATTTGTAACAAATCTTCCAGTAGTACAAGCTCAATTTCAACATTTAAAAAGTATTGTACTGAGTGTATTTAATGCTATAAGAACGGACGCCAAAACAATATTTGATGTCGGTGCAATGATGCATAAATTTTCTGCATTATTTCTTGTAGGGTTATTAGCACTTAAATTTCAAATAAGTCGAGTAGGCTTATGGGAAGCACTTAAAACAGATCTCCCGAAAGCAGCTAAATTTCTTGGCGATCAAATTAAACAATTATTAACATATAAATTAATTGCTGGTGCCATTTCAAATTTTGTAGATACAGCTAATAAAGCGTTATCTAAATTATTTCATTTTGAATTTTCATTTGGTTCATTAGCAGAAGTATTTGATAAAGCTAAAATTAAATTCACTGGCTTTTTAAATTTCTTAAAAGATTTTAAAGATGAAGTTGTAACTGTATTTAAAGAATCTGGTATTGAAGATTCATTTAAATTATTAATGACAGCAATATCTGCACAATTTGCTCGATTCTCTTCAGGCTTAACATTTAAAGATGTTGTACATAAGATATCTGCATCGTTAAAAACACTTGCAACAAACTTACCGCAAATAGTTGACTTTGTTATAATTCTTGAAAAAGGATTTTTAACATTGATTAAAGCAGCAATTGGCTTAGTGTTTATAATTGGTAAAATCAGTGTTGCATTAGAAGATACTTTTGTTAAATCAGGTGCAAGTGCTAAGATTTCTCAATCTGTAAACGTGATTAAGAAAGCAGTTTTAGACATACAATCATCAATACAAGAAGGTACTTTTGTAGATTTATTAAAAGAAAAAGTATCAGATTTTGGCAGTGTGGCTGTAGATAAATTCAAAGATGTAAAGAAAAGCATTGCTGATATGTTTGCCGCTTCAGGTGTTGGAGAAGCATTTGTAGCTAGCTTTAAGTTTGTAAAACAATTCATGTCAGAGTTAGTAAACAGTTTCAGAGGACAGTCTAAAGGGTTTGATACTGTATTGAATGCATTAACTAATTTTGGTGATAAAGCAATTAATATCTTTAAGAATATTTGGGATAAAGTAATTGGGCACTCATGGTGGACAGACACAATTGATAGTGTAATTAGCTCATCTAAATCTTTATGGGACAATGTTAAACAAGGTTTTGAACTATTTAAAAATAATATTATCTCAGGCTATGAAGTTGTATATGGTAAATTAGACAGTATAATTGCAAAACACAAAGATAAATTAAGTACTACCTTCAGTAATATTAGTCTTAAAATAAAAGAAGCTCCAGCTAAATTAGCTAGTATTGATATTAAAGCTAATATCGTAGATATGAAAGATAGCTTTGTTAAATTTAAAGATTATATTGTAAAAGCAATGGCTGGTGTAATTGAAGATGGCTACTTGAAAGATGTGTTTATAAGTGGTCTGCAATTATGGATTGCTACAGCTTTCTTACCTACAGGGTTAGTTACAAGTGCAGTAATATTAGGTTTAGGCTATGCATTTGCACAATCTTCAGCATTACTTATAGACTCTATCGGACGTAATTTTGGTGATATAAGTTTAATGCGTAAGTTTGGTATGCAACTTGGTGCATTCTTTGAATCAGCTGTAGAAGACTTTGTTAAAGCATTACCTAATCTTATCAGTGCAGGTGTTGGCTTTGCTAGTGGATTCTTACAAGGTTTCTTAGAGTCTATTCCAGTTATTGGTGCAGCAATTAAAGGCTTATTCTCAACAGCAGATTTTTGGGGGTTGTCAGGTACATTAGGCTTCATAGGCGCACTATTATTTGGTAAAGATATACTACGTCTTGTCAGCTATTTAGGCTTCTTTGAATCACAAATTGAAAGCATGTTAGGTGTAATTGCCCGTGTTGGAAGATTCATGGGAGGTAGCGATGGTGTTATTTCTACCTTATTATTTGGAAATGGTCGTGGCGTACGCACTATTGCAGCATTATTCTTAATTGCTGATTATTTCAACTCATTTGAATCTATATTCATGGGATCTGCCGTAGGTCATTTAATTGCGCAAGGCGGATTATTGTATCTGTTGTTTACAGGTAGAGCTGGTTTAAATGCCGTATTATCACCAATCACATTTGCGTTAAGTACAATATCACGTGGAATCCTTCAAGTAATTAGTGAAACTCAAGCAGGTGCAGCAGTATTACGTAGAACATCTATTGAAGAATTGATGTCTAATACAGAAGCAGGCGCAGCAGCAAGGTCTAGAGCATTAAGAAGAACTAATGCTTTTGCTACTAGAACAGCTATAAACCTTCCAGGTAATATGGCGGCTATGGGATCTTCTATTTCCGGATGGGTATCTAGTGCATTTGCAAACCCTAGTTATGTATTGTCGCGTACACTAGCTAGTATGATATTTAAGATTGAAACTTTCTTAATTGCAGTTAAAACACAGTTTATTAGATTTGGCGCATGGGTAGGAAGATTTGCATTAGGCTTAACAGGTCGTATGTTAATTTGGCCTGCTTTAATTCTAGGCCTAGGTTTATTCTCAGGTGTTGTTCATGCTGCTGAAGAAGACGGTAAGAAAGCAGGTTCATCATTCATACATGGAGTATCTGTATCTATTGCAGATGGTGTAATGGGCATCTTTGATAAAATTGCAAATGCATTGAAAGAATTGCCTAATAAAATTAAATCTATTTGGGATGACATTGATTTTAGAAATACTAAAGGTGGCTTTGATTGGGTAGGTAAATTAGGGTTAGCAATTGTTGTATTAGTAAGCTTTAGAAAACAAATAAAAGCTTTAATGGTTGAAACATCATCAGCACTTGCTGTATTAAGAAATACTGCAATGGCTACTTCTGGACCAGCTTCATTGACTGGCGGAGTTTCATCTAACTTTAGAGGTCCAAGTGCTACTGCTGATAGTAGACCAGGAATGTTTGCTAATTTGCGCAATAGATTCTTTGGAACTCCAACACCACCTCCAGCACCTTTTGTTCCTGGTATTTTAGCAGGTGGCGTGGGCGGTGGATTCAGAGGGCCTGATGTTAATCCAACTCCAAGTACTTATACGCCAGCATCACTAACTGGTGGAGTTTCTAGTGGCTTTAGAGGTCCAGATACAACACCACGTGCTTCTGCAGTAGGTTCAGCAGTAAATAGAGGTCTTTCAGGTATTGGTTCTGCACTTACAAATAAATATGTATCAGGATTAGCAGGTGTTGCTGCAGGTACTTTTATCGGTGCATTTGTGGGTAATGCAGGTTGGGGACATGCTGGCGCTGAAATTGGCGCAATAATTGCAATAGGGTTGAGTAGTCACTTATTTGCCGCATCTGCATGGATAGCATCTAAAATTGGATTAATGTTTAGTGCAGCTCAATTAGGCTTAATTGGAATAGGAATAGCAGCAGCTGGTGTATTAGGTGTGTATTTATTTGGTGAAGGCGATTCTATAAACGAAAAGTTCGGAAATGTCTGGAAATGGCTGCAAAGAATCACAGGATTCACTCCTAAAAATATGGTGGCTACTTTAGGTATTTCAACTGAATCTAAACATTTCTTAGCTGCTCAGAGCGTATCACCTGGTTATGACCTTGCTGCAATAGAAAGAAGCCGCGTACCAAAAGCATTATTAAAGAAATTAGATAATGCGCTAGAAGCATTAGATAGCACTATTAGCGATATTGAGGATTCTACGGGTCTTGGTGAAGATATCTCTCAAGCGCAAAGACAACAAATTGAGGATAAAGCTAAACAAGTTAAACAATTTGTAAGCAAAGCTCAAGTTGCATCTAATCCTGTTATTGATAATTTCTTAAATGAATTAGTAAAAGCAAAACAATTAGATCCTAATAACGCAATCAATAAAGCGCAAATAGCTACATTACAGGCAGCTTTAGATTTTGAATATAGAACTATAAAAGGATTTAATGAATATTCTTTAGATTCTTTCTTTCAAAGTGCGGCAGAACGTTCTGCAGGTGAATTAGCTCATCTTGCGCATATGAAGCATACAGAATTTAGCGCACAGTATCAGTTAGCTAATATTACACCACTAGAATTAAAGATAGCACAAACTTATCAAAGTCAAAGAGTAGCAGGAGCAGATCCTGAATTAGCTGCTAAAATTGAAAAGTATGTTAATTTTTATATCTCTGCAGCATCTCGTAATAAAAAGTTAAGTACATCTTTCCTTAATGAAGAAAAATTAAAGATATCTGAATTACCATTAGCTAACTATAATGAAGTTATAGCCGCAGCAAAAGGTACAACAGCAGACGCAATCAGTAAACAAGTACAAGCTCAAATCAAAGGTACAGAACATTTTGCATGGGGTGAAACCATGTATAAATATCCTTCTGTAGATTCTGCTACAATGGATCAGATTGCTAATATTATTCTTCAATTAGAGCAGCAACAAGCAATAGCTATTCAAGCAAATACTGCAGCAGCTAATTTTAAAGCAGAAATTGCAGGCCTCAAAACTAAATTTGATGCGGCAGGAATCACTTTTGATCCTGAAAAGATGTTTGCAAAAGACAAAACCAGTTATGATGCTGTAACTGCATTAGCAGATGAAGCAAAGAAATTAACTGAGTCAATGTCTAAAACACATGATATTGTTGCTAGAAATGTTTACAAACTTAAATTAGATGGTATACAAAAAGTAATTGATAAAAATGCTGAACTAGCTGCACTTAGCGGAACTCGTTCTCAAGCGGCAATTGCTAAAATAGCATCTGAACTTAGCATGTCTGATACTATGGCATTAGCTTCTCAACTCAATACACGTCCTGCAGAGGTATTACGTGGTCGTTTAGAAGATCTGTCTTTAGCGCAAACTAGATTAGAACAAGGTAGAACACCTGCACCTAAATATCCAATGATGCAGGATATAAAACTACCTGTTGACATTACTAGAGAAAAACCTTTAGCATCTGGCGAACAAGCTGATTTAATGCGTAAGGAATTAAATAAACGCAGAGATGCGTGGACTGAAGAATCTAAGAAATGGAATGATGCAGAAGCTGAATATAAGAAAAGTGTTGATAAATTTGCTGAAGAAAAATTCAGAATAGAACAAGATTTATTAGATAGTCTTAAGTCTGAAGGTGGCAATAAAATAGAAACACTTAATGAAATTGCTAAACTTACAGGAATGGATTTCTTCCAATTAGCTATTGAAAATGGTGTTGAAAAAGCTAAACAAACACTTTATACAATATTAGATCTTAAAACAGAAGTTGATAAAGCAATATTAAGTCATGATCCTGAAAAAGTAAATAAAGCTACGAAAGATTATAACTTGGCCAAAGCAATGAATGCTCCTTATGAGCAAAAGAATATCTTTGAGAAATTATCTGGAATCGGAATGAATGTCACTCCGATGGAACTAGGCTTATTTAATGATGACACTCTTAATAAGTTAAGTACTGGCTATAAACGTATAGCTGAAATTGATAGAGAATTTGCTAATAAGAAAGATTTAACTAATAAACAAATTAAAGATTTATATAAAGAAAGAGAAGGTATTGTTCGTCAAGGCGAAGATGCAATGGCTCTTATTCAGTATTCATCTTATGATAAAATTAAATCTGCACTTAGTGATACAGGTGGCATGAGTACTCTTGGTATACTAGGAGCAACTAAAGCTAGTATTAAATCAATTCTTGGATTAGATGCTGCGTTTAAGGAATTAAAACGTGACACTAAAAATCCAATGAATATTGATCAATTCATTGAAGCTAATAAACAAGCTGCTATGCTTGAGAGAGCAATAGCACGTGTTAAATTGATCAATGCGTCATTTGAAGATAAACTTTCTGCAGTAAGAGAAGTATTTAATACTGATATTTCTAATTTAGATTTTAGTAGATTATCTGGTAATTTAGGTCAAATTTTAATTGACACCGCTCAGAGATTTAAACAAGCGTTATCTGAAGAACTTGCAACTAATGGTATGTCCGATATAGCCAAAGGTATTTTAGAGGGTATGGATCAATTATCTAAAGATGGTGCATATATAAACTTCTTTGCAAGCTTTAGAAAAGATATGGAAGAATCTTTAACAGACGGTGTATCTACAGCATTTGATAAAGTTAAAACTGCTCTTCCAGGTTTAGGATTAGATTTTGGTCAATTCCAAAACTTAAGTTCATCTAAACAAGCTGAATACAAGTCTAAAGCTCTAGATGTAAAGACAATGAATAATCTCTTTACATTACCTAATCTTTCTCAGTACCAAGCTGATATTATAAATAAAGTAGGTAAAGGAACTCCTGTTCAAGAGATGATGAAAGAGTTGGAACGAACATTTAGTAAAGAGCAAGCTGCTAAATATGCTGCTGTATCTAAATCACCTATTGAAATTCCAATGAATAATTTAACAGAAAGTACTGATAGAAATACAGCTGCTACTGATAGATTAAATGAAACAATAAGTGGAAAAGGTACTAAAGAAGCTCCTACAGCATTTCAAAGTCCAATTAAAACAGCTGCCGATAAGTATGGATTAGATCCAGCTTTATTAGGCGCTTTAGTTAGTGTTGAATCTGATTTTAAAAATGGATTGACAAGCAAAGCAGGTGCGCAGGGATTGACACAATTGATGCCGGCTACTCAAGCTAAATATGGTGTTACTGATCCGTTCAACGTACAGCAAAACTTAGATGCAGGTGCTAATTACCTTAAAGATTTAATTGATCAACAAAAGAATCTTAGTTGGGCATTAGCAGCATATAATGCAGGCCCTGGTGATCAACCATTAGCTGGTGGCGGTACCAAACGTGCTAAACGAATGGCTACTGAATTACCTTATGCAGAAAAAGTATTAAAAAGATATGCTGAGATGTCACAAGAAGGTGCTGTATTACCTCAAGTGACAGCACTAAAAGGCTATGAAAGTACTTTAATTCCTGGAACTAAACCTATTGATGTATCAGGCGTTAAGCCAAGTGGAGCCGCAGGCGTAATTAATACAGCCACTGTAAATGCTGTAGAACTAATGCAAAAAGAGATTGCTAATCCATTACAAGATTTGCAAACAGAGTTGAGTTCAGGAAGATCTTCTATTAGAGAAATTTTAGCTAGTAAAGGTCAATATGACCCTGCAATGCTTGCTTCACTTAGTAATGAACAAGCTAATAAGCTGCTAGAAGGTTTGAAAATAAAATTAGGCAAAGAATCTCAATTAAATCGGATAACAGCTGCTGGATATGATACTACTGGATTGCAAAAATCTATTCTTAGTGATGCTGAAAAAGAAAAAGGAAAAATTGATGCTATCAATATGTCCATTAGTTTGACAGCTAATAGATTAAACGAAGCTAATGGCTTCTTAGAGCAAATGCCAAATAATATCACATCATTTCTAGAAGTATACAGTGGATTGAATGCTGAAACCGTTGCATATATGAGTGAAGCACAAAAGTCAATACTTAAAACAATGACTTTAGACGCACTTCATTTGCAAAAACAAATTGATGATGCTAAATTATTAGGACAACCTACAGATGAAGCTTCAAGTAAACTTGCGTTACTAAAAGATAGTATCAAAGAAATGGGTGATGCTGCTAATGCAAGTGCTATTCAAGCTCGTGAAGCAGGTAAGTCATTTGCAAGCGGTATTCAAGGTGGTTTCAAAGATGCATTTAAAGGCTTAATAACAGGCGCAGGTGCAGGTGAAAAAGGCGGAATACTAGGTGCTTTTGCTAATAAACTAAAATCAGCTTTCATTGATAATATGGCAAATGCTATGTCTGACAGTATGACTAAAAGTTTAGGTTTAGGGGCAGAAGGTACTTTATTTAAAACAGCAGAAGGCTTAGGGACTAAAGTATTTAGTTTATTTGAGTCAGGGATAAATAGTATTACACCTAATGCAATGAGATCACCATCAAGTGGTTTCTTATCATTCTTAGGTTTTGCAGAAGGCGGTCAAATAGCTGGTCCAGGTACTGGTACATCTGATTCAATGATTGCTGCTGTATCTAATGGTGAGTATATTGTAAATGCTAAATCTACAGCTAAACATTTAGGCTTATTAGATGCAATTAATAAAGGCAAGATTCCTAAGTTTGCTAAAGGTGGTTTTTACGGTAATAATGTTACATCTGCATTTTCTACGATTCCCGCTACAACAGGTACTGTAATTGAAATAAATGGATTAGATGCACCAGCCGCTAAATTATCTAAAGCTGGAGATGATTTATTAAATTCAAGTAGCATCTCTAAAGATGTATCATCTGTATGGCTAGATTCAATAACTCAAATGGTTACAGGTGGCCCTGATGGTGGCGGAATAACTGGTACGCTTGTAGATGTTGGTGCAGAAGTTGGTAAATTCTTTCAAGATAAATCTAAATGGGTATGGGATGGTACTATTAATCTTTATGACAAAGCCAAAGGTTTGTTAAATACTGCTGGAAATTTTGTATGGGATGGCGTAATTAATGTAGCTGGGACTATTAAAGATAATTTACCTTCTGTATCAGCTCTTGTAAATTGGACAGGAGGTGGAAATGTCTCTGTTCCCGGCACAGTTAATACTGGTTCCGCACCATCAGTAACGGCTACAGTAAGCGGTTGGTTAGATAAAGCAGGAAATGCAATTAAAGATTTAAATATAACAGGTACTTTAGCAGATTTCAAAAATACTATAACTGCTAAATTTGCTGGATGGTATGAAAATGGAACAACGCTTATAAATGACGCGTGGCAAGGTGTTAAAGGTACTCTTAATATTTCAGAAACTGCTAAAACAGTATCAACAAAAATCTCTGAATGGTATGATGCAGGCGGTACTTTAATAGGAGAAGGCTGGAAAGGCGTCAAAGGTGTTATTTCAAATATTCCTAGTATTGACTTCAGTAATATGTTTACTGTAGATAATATGGAAGCGATAGGCGGTGCATATGTCTTAAAACCGTTCACTTATATGTCTAGCGCATTGAAGAATATAGACTTTAATAAATACTTTAGTCTTGAAGCAATAGGCAAAGGGTTCAAAGCTGTTTTAACGCCATTTACATGGATTCGCGATAAAGTATCCGCAATGGATCCTGGCCAATATCTGACATTAGATACTGTCGCAGCTGCAGGTAAAAACATTATAAAGCCATTTACATGGCTCGGCGCTCAAGTCACTAAAATACCTTTCTCAGATTATTTGTCTGTACAAGGGATCAAAGAAGTTGGTACAACTTTATTAAAACCGTTTGAATATATCGGTGCAGAAATAAACAAAGTAGATTGGGCGGGATTATTTAAATTTGATCCTTCCAAAATATTTCCTAATTTATCTAATGATATTTCTGGTGATATTGCGGAGTGGTTCGGTAATATTGATTTGCCAGCTTTTGAACCTAGTAAATGGGCGAATGAAATAAGATCACTCGGGACGGTAGCCTTTGACTTCCTCACTAACTTGGTAAAAGGCATAAGAATTGATTCTGTTGCTAGTTTATTCCCGCAAGCTACAGGAGGTTTAGCAGGAACTGGCAAAGACATTCCTCTCAGCGGTCTAGTTAAAGGCCCTGGTACTGGTACATCGGATTCAATTCCAGTTCGATTATCGAATGGGGAGTATGTAATACCGGCAAAACAAACAGCAGAATATGCTGATGTACTTAATCAAATTAGAGCTGGTACTTTTGGAAAAGGATTGCCTGGTGACCTAACAATTGGAGACTATGCGGCGGGTATTAAAAGTGGTAAATATGCAACTAAAGATAATAAAGGATTCTTTGATGCATTAGGTAAATTAAAAACTTATGATGCTAATGGTAATCCTACAGGGCATTATTGGATGCCTGAATATGCGCCTATAATGGACTCATTGGGTTCTGCATTTACATCAGGATTGCCTTCAAATTCTTCTGTTAATTATGGTGGAAAGGATTACGGCATTGCTGCTTTCAATAAATTAATGATGAAGGGCATTAGTGGTGCAGGCCAATTAGTTAGGACAGCGCTAGGGAAATACTCTTGGGATAATACTGGAGAAATGTCTGATTGGACTCCTGATATTTCTGAA